AATTAGCGACACTCACTTCGGGCATGAGAACATTCTCAAGTTCGTTGATGATAAGGAACAGCCTCTGCGTGAGTTCTATGATGTTCATCATATGAACGAGCATATGGTCGATTGCTGGAACAAAACTGTAAAGGATAATGACATCGTCTATCATCTTGGCGACGTTTACTTCGGTAAAGGTTATGAGATGCTTTCTCGACTGCGTGGTCGTAAGCGATTGATCCTTGGTAACCACGATGATGGTAAGAGTGAATACCTTCAGGAAACATTCGAAAAGATTCTGATGTGGAGAGATTTCAAAGAGTTCGATTGCATTCTAACTCATGTTCCTATCCACGAAAGTGCACTATACAAGCGTAAGTACAATCTGCATGGGCATGTTCATAAGGGCAGTCATCGTGGATTGATTAGAGATAAACGTTATATAAACTGTTGCGTTGAAGTTCGTGATTATATGCCTGTTGCTATTGAGGAGCTGGTGAAATGAATGATAAGGATGATATGTGGGATGCTTTTGCAAAGATTGGAGAAGCTATGGCTGATAGGGAAAAAGAATTAGACGAAGCAGCTGAGTGTTGCGAATATGATATGAAGCTGGCAGTGACTCGCTGGGTTATGAAGCATATCGTAGAGCATGCCGATGAAGGCGGTTCTTATCGTTACCTGATTTATGATCGTTTGGGTTTCGGTCCAGATGCTTATGCTCCTTTGTGTTCCAGCGGGTTGACTATCAGCAACGAGTTCGATTTGAACATGAAGGAAGATATTCGCAAAGCTGTTGAACAGAATGATATGAGTAAAATCAAAGAAATTCTTGGTCTTTGCGATGTTGAAGGATGTAGTCGTTATATAAGCTCTGGTTGGCCATCTGATGAAGGTTACAGGCGCACTTGTAGCGAACATTATATAGAGGCGCATAATGAATCGTAGAGCTTTCTTTTCTTTCCTACCAGCTGCTCCTATTGGTGTTTTTATGGCTGCTGAGGCAATGGCTAAAGCTCCCCCAGCATCAATGGCTCCTGATAAGGCATTGATGACTTTGGCTGCTCATAAGCCTCCACCGCCTCCTGTTGCTCCTGTTGAACAATGGCGTGATCCATTTACATTTGCTCCAATTGGCCAATCAGGAAAATCATTGACTGTTGTTGATGGTGGATTTGATTGGGTGCCAAATTATATTACGACCTCTCAGCCCTCAAATGTAAAGTTTGGTTCTGGTTTAGACATTCAAGCTGATATGCAGTTTGATGAAGAGACAAAGGTTGCTATGTCTGTCGGTAAGGATGGGCATCTATGGTTGAAAATCAACGACGAGTGGAAAAGGATTGTGACCGAATGAGCAAGCGCAAGATGACATACAACCTTGTTGAAGGTAAGGATAAGTCAATGTATGATGTACTTGAGGAAACTACTAATCAGGTAATAAAGTCATTCCCTGGCGATAAGTTTCTTGAAGCTAGAGCGTTTATGCGTCACTTGAACCTTGGTGGTGCTTTTGATGGATTTACACCAAATTTTTTTCTAAAAAGTGTCTCAAAACTTGTGAAAGTTGTATAAATAAATGCAATAGCAAATATGTATTGTGACTGCAGCACAAAGAGGCACGTTCTTAGCGTATAGGAAGGAACAGTCGGGAGTATTGGTGGGGTTCCACCCGACCATATTTGCTTGAGGGAGTAGGGAGACGGTCGTAGTGGACTGTCTCCCTTTTTTTGTTTATAAATAGTAGGAAAATAGGAGTTTTTTTATGTCGGCAGTTTCAGACAAATATGAGAAAGATGTGGCGGCTAATATCAATAAGATGGTCGGGCTAAAGGCAGAAAGACCAGTAGTTGGTGTGGATTATCCTGATGTAAAAATATCTGAGTATAATAAGAAAAAATTATCAGAAAATGTTTGGGTTGAAGTCAAGATGAATCATACTGATAATCTTTCAAACCCACGTGTTTTTTATAAAGATGGTTTGTGGCAGACAACTTATAAGACTCCAGCTGCTGCAGCTGCTGTTGCTTTGTTGAATAACTCCGATAAAGCTGCAAAATTTATTGTTAACATTGCTAAGTTTTCTGGTATTCCAAAAAAGAGTATTAAAATACCAACAACAAAGAGTGGACTGTTAGAAGAAGGTGCTGTACCTTTACATGTTATGAAATCATATTTTAGTCAGCCTGGAGTAAATAGGTATATACTTGATGAGGCAGATTACGATCTTGGTGATGTTGTAACAAAACATTACACTATAGGAAAAACCGAACCAGCATATTATATGCAAGCTGGCGATGATTTTTATATGATCTCAGGAAAGAATCCTTTGGGTCTAAATAGACAGATACCAACGCTATCAGGTAAGGGTAATTTTAAAATGAGAGTTGCAACACGTAGCGAGTTTTATGAAGTACAAGCCGAGATTAAAATTACTAAATTCGATAAAGACAGTCTTTATTCCGTTAAACCTGGAACTAAAAAGTTGAATCCATTCAAATGATAAATTTTAAAACATATCTGGTAGAATCGTTAGACGTTGAGAAGCTTAAACATCTTGAGCATCTTGAAGATCATTTGATTCATGGCGGGCACGAGGGCGTTGCTCATGCTTCCGAAACACTATCAGATGTGCTTGCTATTCTATTGGGAAAACCAAGAAAGAACTTTGGTCAGCAGACTAGAATTACAACAAAATATGATGGAGCTCCATCTATCGTATTCGGTATAAATCCAGAGAACGGCAAGTTCTTTGTTGCATCTAAGTCAGCATTCAATAAGAATCCAAAACTTAATTATACTGAAAGAGATATCGAAGAGAACCACGGTCATGCACCTGGTCTCGTAGCTAAGTTAAAAGAAGCTCTTAAGCAATTACCAAAGATTATGCCTAACGGTGGTGGTGTATTCCAAGGCGACTTGATGTACACTAAAGAAGATCTTACTAAAAACAAAAATGGATCTTATAGTTTTACTCCTAACACTATTACATATACAACTGATACTCCAGAACAAACTCGTAGTGCCGATGTTGCTACGCTTGGCGTTGTTGTTCACTCTAGATATATTGGTAAAAATCTAGCTGACGCTAAGGTAAGTTTTGATGTTGATCAGAGCCAGTTTAAACGCAACCCAGACGTTCATATGATCAATCCAGAAATATCTGGTGCAAACATTAAACCTATTGAAAAGAAAAAGTACGAAGCTGAAATACAGCAAGCATTAGATATCTATTCTAATATGGATGATGATATTTTCAATGTGGTTGATGGTCATGATATAACAATGAAAACTTACATTAATGCTTGTGTAAGAGATGGGACTACACCTGATGGTAAAGGATATCTTGCATTCGTTAAAGCAAGAGGTCAAAAAGAGATAGAAAAAGCTAAATCTGAAGATGGTAAAGCTAAAAAGAAAGCAGCTGCTGACGCTATAACTGCCCATGTTAAAAATCATATGGAACAGTTCAATAATCTATTCAGAATGCATAAAGCATTACAGCAAGCCAAGGATACATTGACTGTTGCTTTATCTAATACAGTTAATACTGGATTTAAAACCACTGTTGGCGGAAAAGAAGTTAAGCCAGAAGGTTTCGTGGCTATTCGTGGCGGACGACCAACAAAACTAGTTGATCGTGCTGAGTTTAGTCGTTTGAACTTTGCTGGTGGGGCGTTCCAAAAAGCAGCCAAAGAGGAAGAAGCAGCAGCTGAAGACCTTAATCCAGTCGTTACAACATTTGGTAGAATGAATCCGCCAACACATGCTGGTCATGGCGCTGTTGTTGGTAAGGTTACTGATCTAGCTAAAGAAATGAAAGCACCAGCTTCTATTGCTCTTTCACGTTCGCAAGATCCGGAAAAGAATCCATTATCACCAGAACAGAAACTAAAGCACGCCAAGCGTATGTTCCCTGGTGCTAACATTATGCTTGCAGATGAAGACGCTCCTACTATTATTCAGCACGTTAAAAATTTAAACAAGAAAGGTCATAAGCATCTCGTTCTTGTTGTTGGGTCTGATCGTGTAGAAGAAATGCAGAAGCTACTCGACAAGTATAATGGTAAAGAATTTAACTTTGCTAAAATTGATGTTGTATCTGCTGGCCAACGTGATATGGATTCCGACGTCGAAGAGCCAGACGAAAAGCCAGGTAAAGACGAAACACCAGAGCAGAAGAAAGCTCGTGAGGAAAAGAAACGTCGTGGTATGTCAGCTACTAAGATGCGTGGTCATGCTATCTCTGGTCGATATAGCGAATTTAAAGCTGGTATGCATCCAGACGTTCCCGAAGAACATGCTAGAGAAATGTATCAGGATGTACGTCAGGGTATGGATATTAAGATTGGTCCAGACACGCCAATTAGGGCTCTGTTGAATCATGCCAAGCGTAAAGATCCTATCGGTTTGAAAGCTCGTAAAGAAATTGAACGTCGTCAACGCTTGAAAGAAACCGAGCAAAAACAAAAGGTGGCTTCAAAAACAGTGAAAACTGTTAAGAAAGTAATCGCTGCTCCAAAAAAGAAAGTTCTATAAATAACAAGTCAGCAGAAAGCTACGGCAATCCTGCAAGTTCTTTGGTCAG